CGTGGTGATGATTATCAACTATATGAAGAAGTTGGTAAAGAAGGTCCTTTGACATATTATCAAAGCTATGATGCTTATGGTAACAAGACAGGTACTCCTTTTGCTATCAACACAGGCGATAACGTACAGGATTTCCTCAAAGCAGCTACAATGTTTGGCTCTGTGGTAGGTGCTCCTGTTGTAAGCAATTTGCTGTCTGGTTTAGGCTTATCAGGGGCTACGTTATCTGGTGCTACCGGGGCTACGATTGGTGGTGGAGGTACTTTACTGACTGGTGGTTCTGTAGAGGATGCTTTAAAGAATGCTTTGATTGCAGGCGCTGCAGGTTATGGTTCAGGTCTTCTGAGCGGTCAAGGAGCAGGCGGTACTGGAATGTCTACTGCAGAAGCTGCTGACTTAGCTGCTGGTTTAGATCCTGACTTAGCTGGTGATTACTCTTGGTTGTTTGACACACCAACTGTTCCTGTAACACCAACTACAAATGTTCCTTCTGTTCCTGTTGTTCAAAGCCCTACAGATGTATTGATCACTGGAACTGCTCCTATCAACATTCCTGCAATCGTTGGTGGGGCTACAGGAGGTTTGTTAAACACAGGTACGACCACGACTCCTAATATTGAAGTTGTGTCTAAAAAGCCTACAGATACTGGTATTGTTGAGGGCGGTGTAGGTGGCTTACTAAGCACTGATATTACTACTTCCACGGTAACCACTGATGGAACTGTTCCGGGTACAGGCGAAACTATTGAAGTGGTGACTGATCGTCCACCTCCTACACCTCCTGTAATTCCTCCGCCACCTCCTACACCTCCTGTAATTCCTTATCCGCCTATTATAGAGACTCCGACTGTACCAGAGATTACCAACACTACTTCCATTGATATTCCAAAGATTGTAAGTGAGAATCCTAACATCACTGTCACTGATCTGTTAAAGATTATTACTTCTTTAGGTGCTATCGGTGCAGGAAGTGCTATCGGAGGTGGCGGAGGTAGTAATGTTACTTTTGTAGCACCTACTCAGACAATGCCGGTGAACACGGATGATTATTACAAGGCCATCCAACAGTATTACAATACATACTTGCCTGAGATGCCTCGTGATGTAGCAACTCCTTTGCAGCAGTGGTATTCTGGCACATTTAAAGTCTAAACAGGAGTTTTTATGTCTATTTATCGTGGACCGGGAGGAGCAGGAGATGCTACTAACGATGCCAGTAGTCAGGCTGTAATTGCCACACAAAAGGCTGCAGAAGCTACTGCATCAGCCAACACTGCAGCCGCTAGTGCTTCTAGTGCCTCTTCTGCATCCTCCTCTGCTGTCTCTGCTAGGAATGCTGCTCAGGCTGCTCAGTCTGCTGCACAGGCAGCGCAGACTGCTGCACAGGCAGCACAGACTGCCGCAGAGACTGCAGAGACTAATGCAGAAACTGCACAGACTGCAGCAGAGGCTGCTCGTGATGCAACACTTAATTTTGGTAACAATCTTCAGGTAGATGTTTCTACACTATCTGCTGGTGCTTCTGCTACTGTAACTTATAACTCAGCTACTCCTATCATCTCCTTTGGTATTCCTCGGGGAGACACAGGAGCTACCGGAGCAACTGGCGCTACAGGTCCACAAGGACCCCAAGGCATCCAAGGCCCGAAGGGCGACAAAGGAGATACAGGCGCTACCGGCGCTACAGGTCCTCAGGGTCCTCAAGGTATCCAAGGTATTCAAGGACCTAAAGGCGACACAGGCAATACTGGTCCACAAGGTCCTACTGGAGCCACAGGTGCTACAGGGCCTCAAGGGCCTACAGGAGATACTGGACCGGGGGTTGCCTCTGGAGGAGCTACAGGAACTTTCCTGATCAAGAATTCAACAACAGATTACGATACTTCATGGACTTCCACCATTGACGGAGGCACTTACTAATCATGGCTACAATTATCACTAAAAACAGTTCTACCGCTAGCTCTGTCCCTACAGCTGCTCAGTTAGTCAAAGGAGAGCTTGCTGTTAACGTAACAGACAAACGCTTATTCACTGAAGATAACTCAGGGAATGTTGTAGAATTAGGTACTAATCCTTCTTCGTTAACGCTTCCTAATGGAACCGCCAACGGCGTGGCCTATCTCAACGGCTCCAAAGTCCTGACCACGGGGAGTGCGCTGACGTACAACGGCACAGGGCTTGGCGTAGGTGTTGCAAGTGCCAGTTTTGCACTTGATGTTGGTGGTTCTGATGGAACAAACATTGCACTACGTTCTACTGGAACATCCTCCGCACGGCTCCGGGCTTACGTCAACGGCGCTGAATCTGGTGTTATTGGCTTCCTGAACGGCGGCGGTCAGTTCTTTGAAGTCGCTGGCTCCGAACAAATGCGCCTGACCTCCACAGGTCTTGGCATTGGGACGAGTTCGATTCTGCAAAAGCTGACGGTTAGCGGCAACGCTGCTATTGCTGCTGCAAGTTTTCCCGCACTGAAGTATTACGACAACTCCTCAAACCTCAAAGCCGAAATTTATTACGGTGTTGGTGGGTCTGATTTAAACCTTGTCAACTATGCGGCAGGGCCAATTATCTTTAAGCCCAACAACACAGAGGCCATGCGCATCGACTCCTCCGGCAACCTCGGCCTCGGGGTGACGCCGAGTGCTTGGTCATCCGTCGCAATGGAAATCGGCTATGGCGGTAATGCTTTGTGGGGATTGTCGGTAAACGATTTTCGCATGAGCACCAATCTGGCTCGTATCTCTGGCGGAAACCAATATAAAGCCAACGGCGCGGCTGCCCTGTATAACCAAGCCAGTGGCGGTCATTACTGGTACACAGCCCCCTCCGGCACAGCAGGCAACGCCATCAGCTTCACGCAGGCGATGACGCTGGATGCGAGTGGGAACTTGATGATTGGCACTACGACCTCCTCTGGACTGCCTCTTACAGTGAACGGCGGCGCAAAAGTTGTTTCGACCGCTTATAACTCTGGTGGTCTTTTGTTTGGAACTACTGCTAATTCAGATGACTGGCGTATTGGAGATAGTGGTGCGTCTACATACGCCCTGACGTTCAGTTCAATGTCTTTTGGTGTATCCACCGAACGCGCCCGTATCACCAGCGGGGGGGAAGTCTACATTGCTGGTACAACCGACCAAGGCGCATACAACCTGCAAGTTAACGGCACAGGTGTCTGGGGTGCGGGCGCTTACGTCAACGGCTCTGATGTGCGTCTCAAAGAGAACGTGCAAACGTTGACTGATGGTTTGTCTGTGGTTACGAAATTGCGTCCGGTGACATTCCAATACAAAGCCGAATACTCCAAGGACACAGCAGTTCAGCCGGGCTTCATCGCCCAAGAACTCCAGCAGGCAATGGCTGGTAAGGACTACGTAGATGGCGTGGTGCAGTCTGGGCCTGAGTACTTGAACGTGGCTTACCAGTCGCTGATTCCCGTACTGGTCAAAGCCATCCAAGAACTCAAGGCTGAACTCGACTCTGTGAAAACTGAACTGGCTACTCTGAAAGGAAACTAAAATGCAAATCACCATCAACAATCTTGACCGCACCAATCCCTCTGGCTTTGTGACTACGGTTCACTGGAGCACCAGCAAGACCGTCGGAGAGCATACGGCCAGTCAGTACGGCACTGAGTCTTTTGAGGCCACTGAAGGCTCTTTCGTGCCTTTTAATCAACTCACGCCTGAGATGGTCACAGGCTGGCTCAAAGAGCGTTGGGGCGCTGAAGGCTTGGCTGCTAAGGAAGCTGCGCTGGATGCTCAACTGGCTGTGCTGGCTAACCCGCCTGTGGTGTCTGGTCTGCCTTGGGCGTCTATTGAAAAATAACCAAATTGATAAAAGTATCAAAGGAGCTAAAAATGCCACTGAAAAAAGGTTCTTCGGACAAGACTGTAAGTTCTAACATTCGTAAGCTTAAAAAAGAAGGTTATCCTCAGGATCAAGCAGTGGCTATTGCCCTTAGCTCCGCTGGACGCTCCGCTGGTAAGTCTAAGCCTGAGCGTGGTGAGCGTACTAAGAAGAACAAAGACAAAAAGAAAGCTAAGTAAAGGAACATATAGATGGCTACGTATTTAGACGTTGTGAACAATGTGCTCAGACGCTTGCGTGAGCCTGTTGTTTCTTCTGTGAATGACACTGATTATTCTTCAATGATTGGTGTCATGGTTAACGATGCAAAGCGTGAGGTAGAAGATGCTTATGACTGGAATGCTCTTTCCGACACACTTACTGCTGTTACAACAGCGGATATTTTTAACTATGTTCTTCAAGGATCTAAAACACGATTCCGAGTCATTGATGTCTACAACGACACCGAAGATAGCGAATTAAGATATGCTCCTACCTCATGGATGAACCGTCAATTTATCATCACTGATAACCAAAAAGGTGAGCCTGAGTATTACAACTTTAACGGTGTTGATGAGAACGGGGATACTCAGGTTGATCTGTGGCCTATTCCTGACAGTGTTTATACCTTACGGTTTAACATGATCATCCCTCAGGCTGACTTGGCTGCAGACAATGATCGTATCTTGGTTCCTGATCATCTTGTGGCTATGTTAGCTTATTCTAAAGCTATTGCAGAACGTGGTGAAGATTCTGGTTTACTGTCTTCTGAAGCATATCAGATGTATCGTTTAGCTTTAGCAGATGCTGTGGCTATTGAGCGTAATCATTATCAAGAAGAAATGGTGTGGGAGCCTAAATAATGCTACTTAAACGGAGTAAGAAATGGCAGAACAGCTTTTAACGACTACAATTCAAGCTCCGGGCTTTATGGGTTTGAACCTTCAAGACTCGTCTGTGGGCTTGGATGCAGGATATGCAACTGTAGCAACTAACTGTGTTATTGATAAGTTCGGTCGTATTGGTGCTCGTAAAGGGTGGACTACAGCACATAGTTCCTTAGCTGCTTTGTCAGGAGCTTATGTAAAAGCTATTGGTGAATTGATTGATGTAGCAGGCAACTCTTATATCATAGCAGCAGGCAACGGTAAGTTATTCAAACTTGTTGGTTCTACGTTAACCGAGCTTACCTACGGAGGTGGTGGAGTAGCTCCTACGATCTCAGACGATAACTGGCAGATGGCTCCTTTGAATGGTTGCCTGTATCTGTATCAAGGAGGACATGATCCTTTAGTGTTCGATCCTACGGTCAGCACATCTCAGTATCGTAGAGTGTCTGAGAAGACAGGCTACTTAGGAACTGTCTCTAACAACAACTGTGTTATCAGTGCTTATGGTCGTACATGGAGTGCTAATAATAGTACTCATAAGAGTCTTATTCAGTTCTCTGATCTTTTGGCTGGACATGTACTCAATACAGGCACTTCAGGTACTTTAGACATCACTGAGATATGGCCTGCAGGTGCTGATGAGATCATTGCCTTGGCTGCTCATAATGGCTTCTTAATTGTCTTTGGTCGTAGACAGATTCTGATCTACTCCAATGCCACTGATCCTTTTAATTTAACACTTTCTGATACTATCACAGGCGTTGGTTGCTTTGCTCGTGACTCAGTAGTCAAGACAGGCTCAGACATTATTTTCTTGTCTGATACTGGTGTACGGTCGTTGATGCGTACAATTCAAGAGAAGTCTGCCCCTATGAGAGAGCTTAGCTTGAATGTCAAGGATGATTTGATTGCTGATATTTCCTTAGAAACTGCTTCTAATATCAAAGCTGTTTATTCCGATAAAGATGCTTTCTATCTGTTGTCGTTACCTTCTGTAAATACTGTCTACTGCTTTGATATGCGTACTCAGTTACAGAATGGTTCTGCAAGGACTACGACATGGGATAACATTACTCCTAGAGCCTTCTTCTACACACGTAGTAAAGATTTGTTACTCGGACAAGAAGAATTTATAGGAAAATATGAAGGAAATCTTGACAAAGACCTATCATATCGGTTAAAATATTATACCAACTATTTTGATTTCGGTAGTCCCACAGCTTTGAAGATCCTTAAGAAGATCAACATGACTCTTGTGGGTGGTCAAGGGGCTGATATGGTGGTCAAGTATGGTTTTGACTATAGTCCTAGTTTTGTGTCTAGGATTATTTCTTTAGGCAGCGTGACCATCGCAGAATATGGTGTATCAGAGTATAACATTGGACAATATACAGCAGGTGTTGTATTTGACAATCAAAAGATTCAAGCCAGCGGAGCAGGTAATGTGATCCAGATTGGCTTAGAAGCACAAATTGAAAACTTTGAATTATCCTTACAAAAACTTGACTGTTATGTAAAAACAGGAAGGACTAGGTAAACATGAGCAACTATACCAAAGCTACAGACTTTGCTGTTAAAGATTCTCTAGCATCAAGGAATCCTGCAAAGCTTGTAAAAGGCACTGAGATTGATACTGAATTTAACGCTGTTCAATCAGCAGTTAACTCTAAAGCTGACAAAGCCTCTCCTGCTTTAACGGGAACAGCTACAGCAGTGAATTTAACCGTATCTGGAACATTTGAAGCTACCGTTAACGGAGGGACATACTAATGGCTAGTTTAGCTGATCTTTTCACGGGTTTGCTTGGTGCAGGGGCTAGTATTTACTCTGCTAATAAGCAAGCCAATGCAGTGCAGGATGCTGCTGCTCAGGCCGCTCAAGCATCTCAGTTCCGTCCTGTGGGTATTACTACCCGCTTCGGTAAGAGCGGTTTTCAGTATGATCCTGCTACGGGTCAGTTAACAGGTGCTGGCTACCAAGTAGCTCCTGATGTGGCTGCAATGCGTGAGGGTTTGTTAGGTCTTGCAGGAGGTCAACTCTCGCAGGCTCAGCAGGCTCAAGGCTTCATGCCTGACATCACTAAAGCTTCTACAGGTTTGTTTAACTTAGGTCAGCAGTTTCTTCCTACTTCTACAACATACGCTGCATCTCCTGAGTCTAATCAGTATGCTAATTTCTTACGTCAACAGGCTGCAGCGGCTGCGCCTAGTGGTTTTGCTGCTACTCCTACTGCTGCAAGTCAACAATATGCTAATCAATTAGCAGGTATTGCTGGAGCTGCTCTGCCTACTTCGTTTGAAGGACGTACTTCTGCAGGTGTTTCGTCTTTACAAAATGCTTTAAATCAAGTAGCAGGACAAGCTGCACCTACTTCGTTTAATGTAGGTACTTCTGGGAATATTTCTTCGTTACAAAATACGTTGAATCAGATGGCAGGACAGGCTGCTCCGACTTCGTTTGATGCTCGTACCTCTTCAACGATTTCTAACCTTCAGTCTGCATTAGGCGATGAAGCTGCTCGTTTACGTCCTACTGATTATAGTGGTCGGGCTACAGATGAATCACAGGCACTGTATAATCAGTTAGCTCGTACAGCAGGTCAGGTAATGCCTACCAGCTACGACACACAAGCTGCTGCTCAGCGATATGTGCAACAGCAACAAGGCTTACTTGCTCCTCAGCGTGAACAGCAACTGGCTCAGATTCGTAACCAGCTTCAACAGACTGGACGTACTGGCTTAGCTACTGGCGCTACTGCTGCAGGCTCTCGTGCTGCTACGAACCCTGAGATGGCAGCATATTACAACGCTATTGCTCAGCAGGATGCTCAGATTGCCGCTAATGCTGAACAGCAAGCACGTTCTAATCTGCAGTCTGATATTAGCCTTGCTTCTCAGCTGGGTACTACTGGCTTGAGTGCTCTGACTACTTCTCAGCAACAGCAGTTGGCTAATGCCCTTCAGCGTGGTCAGATGGCTACTGGTTTACAGACAACTGGCGCAACATTGGCTGAGCAGTCCGCTACTCAGGCACTCCAGAATGCCCTCTCTCGTGGTCAGTATGCGTCTGGATTACGTACCACTGGGGCTACTCTGGCAGAACAGTCTGCTAATCAAGCTCTTCAGAATGCTCTTTCGCGTAGTCAGTATGCTACAGGTCTTCAAACCACAGGTACTACTCTGGCTGAGCAATCGGCTGCTCAAGCTGCGAATCAAGCCCTTGCCCGTGCTCAGTTTGGTACTGGTTTGATGAGCACTGGTTATGGTGCTACTACTGCTGCAGGTCAGCAACAGCTTGCTAATGCTCTACAGCTTGGTCAGTTTGCTTCTGGTCAGATGGGCACTGCTCTACAGGCTCAGCAGAATGCTGAAGAAATTGCTCGTCAGCGTATGTTGTCTAACCTTCAGGTTGGTCAAGGCTTGTTTGGCAATGCTCTGAACCTGCAAGGCGCTGGCTATGGTCTACAGTCTCAGGCTCTTGCACCGTTTACTAACTATTTAGCAGGTGCTGGTAATATTGAGAATATGGGCCTTCAAGCCCTTACTCAAGGTACAGGTTTAGGAAGTGCTATTACTGCTGGTGCTACTAACGCAGCAGCAATCCAGCAACAAGCTGCTAATCAAGCCGCTGCTTTGGCTGCTAGCCGTAATCAAGCTGCTATCGGTGGCTTGTCTGATCCTGTGGCTGCTTTGATTGGTCAATTGACAGGTGCTGCACGTCCTAATACTGGTGTTGTAGGTTACACTGGCGCTGACCGTGGTCTATATTTCTAAGGAATAATATAAATGGCAACACAATTACCTAGTCTCTTTGGTGCTACTATGGATCCTGAGCAGATGGCAGAAGCCCGTGCCTTACAGTTTGCTCAGATGTCTCCACAGCAGCAAATGCAATACAACATCTATCGTAATGTTAATCGTTTAGGTCGTGGTGTTGCCGGACTGTTAGGTGCTGATGTAGAAGATCCTACGATGAAGAAGGCTTCTCAACTTCGTCAGTTAGCTTCTCAGTTCGATACGACTACCGCTGAAGGTATGATGCAATATGCTCAAGCTCTGCGTAACATTGATCCTAATCTGGCTGTTCAGGCTGCTCAGCAAGCTCAGGCTATGATGAAATCACAATCTGAAGTTGCTAAAAATATAGCTGCTGCAAGCCGTGAACGTCAACAAGCTATTCCTGCTGATATTGTTAAGGCACAGCAGATTGCAGGTCTTAAGCAAGGTATTCGTTCCTTGGAAGGTCAAGAGCAAACCCCTGACGTGGTTGCTGCATTGCAGACATATAAAGATCAGTTGGATGCTTTAGAACCTAAAGAGAAACTTACAAAGCCAGTTGTGTCTGAACTTGGTAAGCTTATCGCTGAACGTAATGCACTTGATCCTGTAAAAGACAAAGAATCTTATGATGCTTACAATGCTAAGATTAAAAAGCTTACTACAGGGAAGAGCATCGGTGAAGAGCTGGCTGCAGGTCTTAGTCCGCTTGTCGGCGCTATCGCTAAAGGACAAGCTCAAAAGGCTGGAGAAGCTGCTGGAACTGATGTCGGAAAACAATCTGCAGCAGTTCAAGGTAAATATACAGCTCTGACATCTATTCGTGACGCTCTTGATGTGGTTGATCGTGGTATTTATGCTGGTGGTTATGGTCCGTTAGAAGAAGCTATTGCTAAATATGGTGCTGGTGTTGTCGGCAACAAGAACCGTTTAGTTAATACTGAAGAGTTCAGGGCTTATATTGGCGATGTTGTGATTCCTCGTTTGCAGGAGTTTGGTGGTAACGACTCTGTTGAAGAACTTAAATATCTTCGTTCTGTGATGGCAGGTGAAACAACCCTTGAAGCTACTTCTATTAAACGTATTCTTAAGAATGCTGACACTAAAATTAGAGCAGGTATTAAGAGACTTGAAGCACAACAGAAAGCCATTACAGAGGGTAAGCCAGTGCCTGTTGGTCCAATGACTGATACGCAAGGCTGGTCCATCAAGAAAGTAGAAAAACCTTAAGGAAAGATATGGCTAAGTATGTTATTACTGCTCCTGATGGAGAAGAGTATGAAGTAAATGCTCCTGAAGGAGCTACTGAACAAGAAGTCTTAGCTTATGTGCAGTCTAATTATAAACCAAAACAACCGGCTGCACAGCCTCAAGAAAAACCTATTACTTCTTCGTTTTTGATGGGTTTAAAAGATCCTATCAGTGGAGGAGCGCAATTACTTCCTCGTGGATTAGAATTCCTTACTTCTGCTGGCGGTCTTGCTCCTAACGTCCTTAGTCAATTCTTTGGGTCTGAGGCTCAACGTGTTGATGAGATGGTTCGTAAAGAACAAGAGGCTTATAGACAACAACGCAAAGAAGCCGGTGAAGAAGGTTTTGATGTTGGTCGATTAGCAGGAAATATTATTAACCCTGCAAGTTTAGTGGGTGGTCCCGGTGCTGCTCCTTTAACGAGGGCTATTACATCAGGTATGATTTCAGGTGGATTACAGCCTGTAGAAGTGCCTGCAGACAGTACATTCACACAAGAGAAAGCTAAACAGGTCGCTGGTGGTGGTGTAGGCGGTGTGGTAGGTACTGCTGCTGTTAAAGTTGCAGGGCAAGCTCTTAATCCTCTCACGACTAAAGCAGAACAAACTATGCGGGAGTTAGGTGTACAGCTTACTCCGGGACAGATGTTAGGTGGACAAGCAAAAGATATTGAGTCCTTTGCTGCTAATCTTCCTTTGATTGGTCAAAATATTGCTAATGCTAAAGAACGTGCTTTGTTCTCGTTTAACAAAGGTGTTATCAATAAGACTTTGAACAAGATTGGTCAGTCTTTACCTGAAGATGTTGTTGGTCGAGATGCGGTGGCTTATGTACAAGATACTGTTAACTCCGCTTATGATGATGTCTTATCACGTATCAAATATAAGCTAGATTTCCAGACATACTCAGGAATGCTGAAGGCAGCTAAGCTTCCTCCTTCGTCTTTAGACCGAGTGAGAGTCAAGGATGAGTTAGATGCTCGCGTGTTTAGCAAACTTCCAAAAGATCAGCCTATTGATGGCGAAGTTTATAAACAAATTGAGTCTGATTTAACAGCACGAATTGCTCAACTTAATCGAGGATCTGTTGGAGATCAAGACGTTGCTAAAGCTCTTCAGGATTCACTAAAATCTCTTCGTGAAGGGATGCAAAAACAGAATCCTAAAGAAGCCCCTCAGCTTCGTAGGATTAATAGTGCTTATCGTGATTTAGCTATCATGGAGAACGCTGCTTCCAAGACGGGTGCTCAGAACGGTGTATTTACTCCTAAAAACTATCAGGCTGCGGTGAAAGAAGGCGATGTTACTAAACGTAAGCGTCAATTTGCTGCTGGTAGGGCACGTGGACAGGAAGTATCTGAGGCTGCTGTTGAGACAATGGAAGGGACTCCTTCTTATAACTTAGAAGGGAGACTAGCTTATAACCTCTTAGGTGGCGCTGGTCTGTTGTCTAATGCTGCAGCGGCTGCTCCGTTAGCTGTTGCTGCTCCTGTGCTGTATTCAGAGACAGGCTTAAAAGCAATGCAAACAATTATGCGTAATCGTCCTGAGATTGCTAGAAAGATTGGAGAAAGGCTTACAAAACAAGCCACCCGAGAAGGTAGTATCACAGGTGCTAATGTTTTGGAAGCATATAATCAAGCAGTTAGGGCAGAAGCGCCGGAGGAATGATAAGATGTCTTTATCACAGTCAACTACAGATACGGTGTCTGGAATGGCAGCTAAGGCCGCTGCTCCGGTCACTGTCTCGATTGCCACAGTAGCAGGTTACCAAGTATCAGAGTTGCTCTTATGGGCTACTCTGATCTATACCATGCTAATGATTGCTCATAAACTATATAGTATCTATAAAGATATAGCAGGAAAGTGATATGAATAGGTTAGTCCCGTCTTCGTTAGTGCTCACAGCCGCTGTACTGGTAGGTATCGCAGTGGAAGAAGGCTTTGTAGGCCGAGCTTACACGCCAGTCAAAGGTGATGTTCCTACTATCGGATTTGGGACTACCTCGGGAGTCAAACAGGGAGATACTATAAGCCCGGAAAGGGCACTTGTAAGACTACTCAATGACGCAGACAAATTTACTCAATCCGTTAAACGATGTGCTCCAGTTCCAATGCACCAATATGAGTTTGATGCTTATGTCTCTCTCACCTACAATATCGGGCCTACTGCTTTTTGCAACTCTACTCTTGTCAAGAAGCTGAATGCCTACGACTATGAGGGAGCTTGTAAGGAGATCCTCAGGTGGGATAAGTTTAAAGGACAGGCCTTAAAAGGGCTGACACTAAGGAGACAGAGAGAATACAACCTCTGTATTGGCAATGCTGACAATACTCACCTCACATAAAACTATACTGAAGGTAGCACTTTGTGTAACTTTATGTATAGTCAGTACCTACTATGGATACAAGTACGGCTCCAACAAGGAAGCTGTTAAGCTCTTAGAGTACCAGAATGCTCAAAAGGCATTGCTGTTACAAGTAGAGAAGGACAATACAGACAAATTATTGTCTTTACAGAAGGACAAAGAGAATGCTATTAAAGATCTTAACAAGCGTCATGCTTCTATTGTTGACGGCCTGCGCCAGCGTCCAGAAAGACCTTCCAATCCCGCCTCAGAAGCCTCTAGTGCTCCCTCTGTCTGCACAGGAGCAGGAAGCACTGGAGACAGACTTTATAGGCAGGATGCAGAGTTTCTTATCGGGGAAGCTGCCAGAGCAGAGATCCTCAGACAAGCCTTGAAAGCTTGTAGAGCACAATTAGAGAGTACAAATAACTAAGCCCCTTCAGAGTATTACCTCTGTCGGGGCTTTTTTTGTTTATTGGATCATATCTGCTTTCTTAGGACGCTTAAGATGCTTTTTAGCTTCTTTAATCAGGAACAACTGACGTTTAGCAATCCTCTCACGAGCTTCCTGAGCATCGAACCAGAACTCCCTACCATTCTTAAGCTCTTCCATCTCCTTAGGTGTAAGGAATCCGGTATAGCAAATATCAAGTAGTTTATTCAACTGTCGTGTAGCAAAGTCCGTCTGAGACTTTACGTTAGGTACAGTGCCTACACTACCGTAGTGTGCAGTGTGCAACATGAACTCTGCAGAGTCAGCAATGATGCATTCAGGAGCCATACAGGCCAGCATAGAGGCTGCAGAGTAGGCTGCACCGATAACGGTAACACATACCTCTCCACGACATCCTCGCATAGCTTCAATGATCTCCCAGATACTATCTGTCCTGCCTCCTGAGGAGTTTACCAGTAGGTTTACGTTATCATTTTCCCCACAAGTTGCCAGACATTGTATAACATCCCGATAGACTGAAGGCTGAACAATGTCATCGTCAATAAACACAAGATGAGTATTGATTTGAGTAGTGATAGTACGTATAAGCCCATTCTGCTGCCTAGCCATGTCTGGAAGGAAAATAATTTCTTCATCGTTAGCTTTACCCATGTTGGTGTCCATCCTCATAGTGAGTCTTTGCGATAATGTAGTTCTTGACAAG